GTCTCTCATTTCCTGATATATATTTAATGATAAAAAGACCACGAGTGTGTGAGTTAAAATATCAAGATGCAGAAGGAAATGAACATTCAACAATGTTGGACGGTATCGGTGCAAGATGCGCTCAACATGAACTAGACCACTTAAATGGTATAGTTTTTTTACAACGTGCAAGTAGAATAAAATTGGAACGTGCATTGAAATCACGTCCAAAAGAAAAGAGAAAAAGAATTGAGTATGAAAAACGACAAGCACTCGCAAAATACATCCAACAAATTCAGTCTGTTAAAGATTCCGAACATGTTGACGGAGAACCAGTCGAGGAATCTGATACACTTCCACAAAACACACAAGCATCTTAGAAGTGTTGGAGACGGTACTGATTACCGTGCAATAGACCTAATTCACATCCACACTCAGTGGGTTCGTGATATATTCAATCGTATTGCATATCAATCTGTAGGTGAGATAAGAAAACATTCAGACCAAGTAGTCTATCCTGAAATGACTGCAATCAATGAATGGGAAATCGGTGGTGTGCAAGAACCACACTTAGACACTTACTCAACAGTTGAATTAGAAAACGATATAATAGAGGAACACCCAAGTAGAGAGTGGACACTTATATTATATCTAAATGAAGATTTCAAAGGTGGGGAGACATACTTTCCCGACCAAGATAATTATGTACACAAACCAGTTGCAAGAGAAGGTCTCTTGTTTCAAGGACTGTATCATAAACATGGTGTGTATCCTGTTCGTAGGAATTCTAGACACACTATTTCAATGTGGTTTTCCACAAATCCCGATAATATCATCACCGATGATAGAACTAAAGACTTAGAAAAAGACCATTATAGATTAAGAAATATTTGACAAAGCTACTCACTTTTTAGTATACTATGTGTATAATGAAAAACGGAGAAAAGATGAGTAATGTAGTTAATGAAACAATCAAGGAAGAACTTCTTGAAGATGTAAAGGTCATGGCTGAAGATGACATTTGGAATGTTATTTTTGCAATCCAAGATGAGTTTGGAACTCATATGATGCCTGAAGATATCAGTAGAGAGGGTTTTATAAATCAATTAGTTGAACTAAGGTTCGAGGAGAAATGTGTATGAATAATATAAACTATTTAAGAGAAATGGACTCTGTAAGAATTGTCCAAAGTGGTATTACCTATGAAGGTGTTATTACTAAAGTTGTTAATAACGACTTTCCTTTTATCGAAGGTAAATTTTACGAAATAGATGACATTGGTCAAAGAGTTGATGACTTAAGGTTCAATACAACAGTTTATGCAAGAGACTTTAAAGGTCTAAAAATGGAATGGTGGTATGAAGGACAAGGTGGAGACAACTCTGCAATAGGTTGTAGTGGTTCATGGGAGACACTTGTAGCTTAATGAAATATCTTAAAGAGATTACAGATTGGGAAGTATCCAATCACACTTATATGGTCAATGATGCTGGACACTTAGTTGGATACATCAAGACTGGGACTAAAGAAGAGATTATCTTCAAATCCCCAATGAAACAATTTTCAAAATCAAGGAGAAAGTTTGTTGAACTTAAAAAATAAATTTGACAATGCCCCTCACTTTTTAGTATACTAACAACATGACAAATAAAATTAAAAACCAAAAAGACCAACTCGCAAAACTAATGGCAACTGAAGACATTACAGTTGTCCATAGAAATATACCAACTGCATATTTTGATATCAAGAATAGAATCCTTGCATGTCCTACTTTCAAGGATGATATATCAAATGAATTATATGACTTATTCATGGGTCATGAAGTTGGTCATGCATTACACACACCATATGAAGGTGTTCATAGTGCATTAGAAAAAAACAGAACACTTAAAGGATATCTTAACGTTGTTGAGGACGTTAGGATTGAGTCTGCAATCAAAGATAAATTTGCAGGACTTAGAAAGTCTTTCTATACTGCATACAACGAACTTATGGAAAGAGACTTTTTTGGAATCAAAAACAGAAACTTACAAGAACTTTCATTGATTGACAAAATCAATCTTATTACTAAGGTTGGTTCTAGAGTTTCAATACAACTCACTGATGAAGAACAAGTCTTTTTAGACAAGTGTTATGCATGTAAAACTTGGGAAGACGTTGAGAGAGTTGCAAATGAAATCTACGAATGGTCAAAAGAAAATGAGACAAGAGACGAGACTGATGAAAGTCTAGTTCCTCAATCAATTGATTTTGACGGTGATGAAGATGAAGACGAAGATGGAACTGAATCAGAAATGGATTGGGATTCTGAAGAGAGTGACGAAGAGTTAGAAGGTGATTCATTACCCGACCTTAATATGGAAGGTGAAGAGTCTGCAGAAGATTCTGAAGAAAATGCACAAGAGGGTGAGTCAGACTCTAATGACGAATCAAAACCTACTGGTAGTTATGTAGGTGGTAAAGAAGGTGGTTATGGAACTCATGATGATGAAGACGGTGCAAGAGAATCAATCACTGAACATAATGCACATAACAACGAAGGTGACTACATTTCAGACGTTGCACATATCAAATCACAAATTGATTTACCAAAAATCTTCAAGGATAAAAAAGAAGAGATAAACAATATCGAAGTTTCATACAAAGATGTACTAAAAGACTGGAGAGAATTTTGGAATAAAGAAGAAGACAAGAAAAGAAAACCAAGAGGAATAATCGCTGGTAAACACTTAGTTGATAAAAACAAAAAGATTGTTTCTCATATGGTCAAAGAATTTGAAATGAAACAAACTGCACAAAGAAGTAAGTATGCAACTACTGGTAAAACTGGTAAGTTAGATATGAATAGACTTGCGAAGTATCAGATTGTTGATGATGTTTTCAAAAGAGCAATATATTTACCTGAAGGACAAAATCACGGTGTCAACGTAATGTTAGACTGGAGTGGTTCTATTGCAAATGAAGCTCAAGACTTGTTAGAACAAACAATCATACTTGCAATGTTTTGTAGAAAATCAAACATACCTCATAGAATGTATCTGTTCTCTGATTCATATGACACATCTACAGATGATTACAATTGGAGAAGAGACAATGCAAACTTACTTACAATTGCAAGTGACGAAATGTCTAATAGAGAGTGGACTGAAATGTTAGTAAACCTCGGGACACTATGGACTAATTTCACTTTTCAAAGAAATTTCAGAAATCAAGAAAAAGTTATAAAAACATGGAATGGATTATTCGGAGAAGTTGATGAAAAACCTATTGACCAATATTACACTTGGTTCGACTCTCACGTATATCCAAGAGGATATAGACTTGGTGGAACACCTCTTGACCAAACACTGGTTGTAATGAGAAATCTTTTACCTAAGTTCAACAAACAATATAACATTGAGAAGTCAATTCTTACAGTGATTACTGATGGGTATTCACATAGAGCAGACTTATTGGGAAAAACTGCAGAAGAGAACAAGATTATTGAAGAACAAAAATGTGATGATGACTACTACTGGAGAACACCTACTTCAAGAGAAATTATTGACCCATATTCAAAAAGAATTCATTCTTATGAATTAGGTAAAGGTTATAATTCAAACAGTTTTAGAAACACTGCAAATCTTCTAGAGTGGTTATCAAAAGAATGTGGTGTAATAGTCACTGGATACTTTGTTCTAGGGAAGAAAAGAGATATTTACGACTTAATGCACTATGCTACTGAGGGACAAAACATTCAATATGATGTTGATGATGTTTGGAAAGATATCAGAAAAGGTGGATATGTTTTGAATTGTCATGGATATAACAAACTATTCATCACCTCTGCAAGTGCAATAGGTGTTGACGGTAATGATGAATTAGATGATGACTTGGTTGATGCGAAAAAAACTAGAGTTCTTGCCGCTTTCAAAAAAAACCAAAAGTCAAAAAACACTTCAAGATTTTTAACTAACGAGTTCATAAAGGAGATTGCATAATGAGAGACCCGTTGAGAGTAGATGATGCCTACTATATTTCGCATCAAACTGATTATTCTGCATTTGCAGATGCAGTAATGGACGTGGGGCCAGCACCTTGCACTAAGTTTGATTGTCCTAGACAAAAACAATGTGCAGAGGAAAGTGTAGAGTGTAAGGCATTTAGGTATTGGGTAAACGAAGGTGTATTCACAACCTATAGAAAAAAACTTAAGAGAGAAATTTCTATCGAACATGAAATGCAAAAGTTATTAAAACCAATAAAATAGGTTGACAATGCTATGCACTTTTTTGTATACTATAAAAGATGAGAAAATTAACTAACTTTAAAAAGGAGACTGTATGAATAAAAGAAGTTATGACAGAAGTGAATCGATTTCTATAGAAGGAAAACCGTTCCACTTCACACCTGATAGGAAGGAGTTTCTATCAAACCTTACTGCGATGTTTAAAGACAAAACATCGTTTACTAAAGAAGACTTAGACAAAGTAGGTGGAATGCCTTACTGGTGTAAATCTGCAAGATATAATTTTAAAGATAATGGTATCTTTAATCTTACTGCTGTAATAAATGGATACAACGGTGGTTATGAATCCGAGAATGTAGTTCCGATTGCAAAACCAGTTCCTGCAACACCAGTCGCAGTTCAAACTATGCCAGTTGCAGCTGCAACTGAATCAGTGAATGTTCTTGACGAAAAGGTCAAAATCATTCCTGAGAAAATGTCTAACTATGTTCCTTTCGGACATTTTAAAGATATCAAAAACATTATCAAGTCTAAGATATTTTTCCCAGTGTTTGTGACTGGTCTTAGTGGTAATGGTAAAACTCTTATGATTGAACAAACATGTGCTCAATTGAAGAGAGAACTTTACAGAGTTAACATCACTATTGAGACTGATGAGGACGACCTAATGGGTGGTCACACACTAGTCAATGGAAACATAGTCTACAGGGAAGGCCCTGTAATCAAAGCGATGAGAAAAGGTGCTGTCCTTCTCTTAGACGAAGTTGACTTGGGTTCTAACAAACTTATGTGTCTACAATCAGTTCTTGAAGGTAAAGGTTATCTAATCAAGAAAACTGGTGAGTGGGTGTCACCTAAAGAAGGTTTCACTATTCTTGCTACTGCAAATACTAAAGGTCAAGGTTCTGAAGATGGAAAGTTCATAGGAACTCAAATCATGAATGAAGCAATGCTTGAGAGATTTGCAATTACAATGCAACAAGAATATCCACCAGTGACTACTGAAAGAAAAATTCTTGAGAAAGAAATGGAGTTGACTGGTGCAGTTGATTCAGAGTTCGTGACCAAACTAGTAGACTGGGCAGACATAATCAGAAAAACCTACTATGAAGGTGCGATTGATGATGTTGTCACTACTAGAAGACTTGTTCACATTGTCAATGCATTCAGAATGTTCAATGACAAACTCAAGTCAATCACAATGTGTATTTCTAGATTCGATGAAGAGACTAGAAATAGTATTCTTGACCTCTATTCTAAGATAGATGCAGGGGTTGACCTAAATGCAGAAAACCCTGTTGACGAAACAGAGTCTTCAGAGTATAATGATTAATATGTTTGGTAAAAAGAAAACCATTGATTACAAATATAACGAGGACAAGTCCCTAAAGGAATTGTCCTCTTATATCGACAATACCTATGACCAACATTACAGTTTAAACAAATACCAATCCACTGAATTTATAATTGACAGTGGACATGGTGAAGGTTTTTGTATCGGGAACATAATGAAATATGCACAACGATACGGTAAAAAAGGTGGTAAGAATAGAGCAGACCTATTAAAGGTTTTACACTATGCACTATTCATGCTACATGTTCACGATAAACAGGAGACTAAAAAGTGATGAAAATAAGTAATGACACGAGAAATGTCTTAAAAAATTTCTCAACAATTAACCAAGGAATTAGGGTTAAAACAGGAAACAAGTTGGAGACAATCTCTAACATGAAAAACATTCTTGCAGTTGCAACGATAACCGAAGACTTTCCACAAGACTTCAGTATCTACAATCTGCCTGAATTCTTAGGTGCGACTTCTTTATTAGAAGACCCCGACTTTCAATTCAACGATACATCGTTGTCTATTACCGATAGTAATTCTGCAATGAACTATTTCTTTGCAAGTGAAGGTATGGTTGTTGCACCCGATAAGATGATTACTATGCCTGATGCAGAGATTACATTTGACCTATCGTCTACACTTCTGAATGACTTGAATAAAGCATCAAGTGTTCTAGGTGTAAATGATTTAATTCTGAAGTCAGACGGTTCTACTATCACACTCGAAGTGACTGATAAGAAGAACACAACATCTAATACATTCTCAAGGATTGTGGGAACAGGTGACGGAACCACTTATCAAATGAACTTTAAGATTGAGAATCTAAAAATTCTAGACGGAAACTATACAGTGTCAGTATCAAGTAAAGGAATTTCAAATTTCAAAAACAAAGATATAGACCTTGAATACTTTATTGCATTGGAACCTGATTCAAAGTATGGTGTTTAGACTAAATACATTTAGTGTGAATATTGTGCCAGTCTCTGCAATATACACGGGAGTAGTCCATACTCATCAAAGGGTGGATTACACTGTAGACTCGGTGGGGGGTTTACTCTTATGAAACAAGAATTTTTATATGTAGAGAAATACAGACCTCAAACTATTGGGGATACTATACTTCCTGCAAGACTCAAAACTACATTCCAAGAATTTGTAAAGAACGGTGAGATTCCAAATCTCATGTTATGTGGTTCTGCAGGAATTGGTAAAACTACAGTTGCAAAAGCACTTTGTAATGAAATGGGTGCAGACTTCATTGTCATCAATGGTTCAGATGAAGGAAGATTGATTGATACACTTAGAACCAAAATCAAAAACTTTGCATCTACAGTTTCACTTGGTGGAGGTTCTAAAGTTGTAATCCTTGACGAAGCAGATTATATTTCTGCAGAAAGTGTTCAACCTGCATTAAGAAACTTTATAGAAGAGTTCTCTTCAAACTGTAGATTCATATTCACTTGTAATTACAAGAATAGAATCATTGCACCTCTACATTCTAGAACAACAGTTATTGACTTTACAATGACACCTGATGACAAACAAAGACTTGCAAGTGTTTTTCTTGCAAGAATTATGGAGATTTGTGACTTAGAAGGAATCAAATATGACCAAAAAGTTTTAGTAGAACTTATTCTTAAATTCTTTCCCGACTTTAGACGTTGTCTAAATGAAGTTCAGAGATATGGTGTGGGTGGTGAGATTGATACAGGACTTCTCTCTACTCTCAACGAGGAGAAACTCACACCACTCGTTGATATGATACAAGACAAAAACTGGAGTGGTGTAAGAAAGTGGGTTGGACAAAATTCTGATAACGACTTTAATACACTTTACAGAAAATTATTTGATACACTTGAGAGAAGATTGGAACCTAGTTCTATTCCTGCATGTGTATTATTGATTGCAGATTATCAATATAAGTCTGCATTTGCAATGGATAGTGAGATAAACTTCATTGCATGTCTAACAGAAATTATGTCGGAGTGTAAATTCAAAGATGGGTAAACTCAGACAATGGTTTTTTAAGTGGTTGGATAGACAAGTAGAAAGGTCTATGCAAAGACAGGCAGACAGATTGTTTATGAAACATAAAGTCAAAACTACAGACGGAGATAACACATGACACAATATGACGATAGAGTTCAATATCAAAGGGAATTATTAAAAGCAGAGGAATGGTCAAAAACTGTTAAATCAATTCATGCACATTCATTATCTTCTATGTGGTATGACACAAGACCACAAGATACTGAAGACGGAAAATCTGTATTAGATGTAATTTACAATAGTGGACTCATTAAAAGAGAAACACATGACGGACATACACTTTACTTTGGAGAAGAACTCAAAGGTCAAGAACTTGTTTACGAATATCTTAGAAATGTCTAAACGAAATCCTTTTGACTTTGTAAAGTCGGTCTCTTACGACAAAAAAGATATCATGGTTGATGATATCGAAGAGAAATCTTATCAACCCTTTCTAACAAATAAAGCTTTATCTTATCATCAAGATTCAGTCTTTTTTTCTAATGAAATGAACATCAGACACGGTCTAGACAACCGTCTTCAATACCTTTTTTTCCTAAATACTTTAAGGAAAAGACAAAGGTTTTCACAATGGCAGAAACCATACGTGAGTAAGAAACTTGATGTCATAAGAGAATATTATCAGATAAGCACAAAACAAGCAAAAGATTATATGAGTATCTTATCTGATTCCGATGTTCGTAAAATGAAAAAGAGAATGAAAACTGGTGGAAAAGATAATGTATGAACAAGACCAATTAGTCGAAAAGTTAGTAGAAGTTTCCTTCGAGGAACGTGACGACTTTCTAAAAATCAGAGAAACCCTATCAAGAATCGGTATTGCATCTAGACGTGAACAAGAGTTATTTCAATCATGTCATATATTACATAAAAGAGGTAAATACTACATCGTACACTTTAAAGAATTATTTCAATTAGATGGTAAACCTACAACTATAGAAGAGAGTGATATAGGTAGAAGAAACACTATTTGTGGACTTTTACAACAATGGAATCTTCTAAAAGTATTAGAACCATCTAAAATAGAGGAACCAAAAGTTCCTTTATCGCAGATAAAAATTATCCCATATAGAGAGAAAACTGAGTGGAAATTAACCACTAAATACTCGATTGGTAGTCAATAATCCATAAATATAGGGTTATTAACTAAAAACGGAGGTTCTATATGTTCTCAGGAATTATAGACTTTGTTATGGGAATTTGGAATCTATTAATGATTGTACCAGTTGTAATATCAATTTGTTCAGTCATAGTAGCATTAACACCAACACCTGCAGACGATAAGTTGTGGGCAAAGGTGTATAAATACTTAGAAGTTCTTGCACTTGCAATAGGTAAGGCAAAGGATAAAAATCCACTTTTGGATAAGTAAATATAGGAGAATATTATGGAATTTTTGATATTTCTAGGTGTCATAGTACTAATAGTAGTCGGCATCAAACTCTTCAACGATACTAAAGAAGTACCAGTTGTAGATAAGAAACCTGCTCCACAACCAAAAAGCGATGTCCCAAGTGTTGCACAGTTGAAAAAGTTAACTAAACAACAATTGTTCGACCTTGCAGACAAAAAATCTATTAAGGTTAAAAAGTCAGGTACTAAAGCAGAAGTAATCAAACAGATATCATCTGCAAAGTAGACTTAACTTAGTCAAGTAAAGGGTGCTAAAATGCACCCTTTTTTTATATAAATAGAGGTATGGAAGAAATATTTAATTTGATAGGTGAAGTTGGGGTTCCGATTGCAATGGCATTAGTCATGGGATTCTTCATCTTTATGGTAATCAAACAAATATTTGAAGGTATAGTTGACTCAATAAGAACACTTACAATGTTTTGTGAATCGTTAGAGAATCGTGCAAGAACGATGTCTAACGAAATGATTAAGATAGACATGTTAGTGTCAAGTGCATTAGAGTTAAGACCCGATATAGAGAGAGTTGCACGTGCAGAAAACTTTATAGAAGACGGTAAACTTGATGTGAGAAGGGACTAATGGAAGATACTTCTGCAATAGTTCAACTTATTACCGATTACGGATTTCCAGTTGTCATGATGGTTGGACTAGGATACTTCGTATATTATGTGTGGTGGTTTATTGGAGAAAAGATAGACCCCGAAATTGAAAAGATGCACTTTGCATTGATAAGAGTGATAGACCAAACTAGAATGTTAGACCAAGACCTAATTCGATTAAAAGAAAAGGTTGATGTTGTTCTAGAATACCGTGAAAATGAAAAAAAGAAAACTACTAAAAGGTAGTTATGATTTATACATAACTAACGCTTGTAATTTACATTGCACTGGTTGTAGTGTTCTTGATTATGGTGGAGATTACGATAAGAAAGGTAAAATCACTATACCATATTTGAAGTTAGAGGATGTCAAAGACATTATAGAAAACTTCAACAGATTAGATTTATGTGTTGAAGAACTAAAAGTTCTAGGTGGAGAACCTACAACACACAAAGAACTCAGAGAAATTACTGAGTACTTAGTAGAAAATAATGATTGTTATGAAAAATTATCTATTGTCACAAATGGATTAAATTTTTCTAATAACATAATCGACATAATGAAAAGTTATGACCGAATCATTATTTCAGTTTATACAGAATTGGGTAGAATTGATAGTGAATTAACTCGTTCAAATGTGTATAAAGAACTGATAAAAAATTCTACTGTAGATTTTTGGCAACAAGATACCTTTGTCCGTTTCGGTGAAAAATGGGAAAATGTTGAGTATGACCAATGGAGTAATTGGAATAATTGCTACCAAAAAGATAAGTGTGTATCTTTATCTAAAGAAGGGATATACCGTTGCACCATTCTTATGAATGAGAGAAGTGAGGGTGTAGACTGGTCTAATGATAAAGACATTATTAATTATGTGCATCGTGATGAACCTTTAGATAGGTGTAAAACATGTTATTGGCCTGCACGACAAGAACGGTGGTTTAGTAAAATGTGGAAGACCGATTTAAAAAATTATAAAAAAGGTTTAGAAATTATAAAGACGGTAAACATACATGAAAAAAATAATATTGACAACACTACTATTCTCGATAGGTCAGACTAACGCAGACATAGTACACAAATTCAAAAATCCATCCTTCAGTGGAATCGGAACTGGTGCTCATTACCTTACAATTGAGAACCAAGAGACATCAAGGAAGAAAGCGATTCGTGATGCATTGGACGCCGCTGAAAAGGCCGCACAAAGAGAAGAAGAAAATTCCACCCTCGCAAAATTTATAAGAAACTTAGAGAGCAGAATATATGCTCAATTTGCAAAACAATTGGTTGAATCAATGTTTGCAAATGATACTCCTGCAGGTTTTGGTTCCTTTGTATTAGAAGGAAATACAATCACATGGGAAGTAATCACTGATGAATCAGGTACAGAATTTATAAGATTGATTGTTGTTGCAGAAGATGGAACATCAACAGAAATTACTATTCCAGTTGGTACTGGAAACTTTGCACAAGACCCTGATGGATAAATTAATTTCATCAATAGTATTATCTACAATCTTATTAGGAGGATGTGCATCTGTTCCACGTTGGTCAGACAATCCAAAAGATTGTAATCCCGAAACATGGGGTGAAGAGTATAATCATGATTTATGGAACTATGCAAAAGCAGGTGGAAGAACGTTTGAACGTGCAATGCCTTATGTTTGTGTAGATAATCCTCAAGTAGTTCAACTTCCATCATACATTGAACTTATGCAATTACCACCTGCAAAAGAAAAACCAATTGTTGCAGTTTATCAGTTTCAAGATAAAACTGGACAAAGAAAATCAAGAGAAGGAATCGCAGACTTCTCTACTGCAGTGACACAAGGTGGAGTTGAGATGGTAGTTGATGCACTTAAGACTGCAGGAAATGGAACATGGTTTCGTGTCGCAGAAAGGAATGGGATTGACCACCTAGTCCGTGAGAGACAAATCATACGTAGCGCAAGAGACGACTATGCAAGGTCAACGGGAGAAACTCCCCAAGGTTTACAACCTCTACTATTCGCAGGAATGATAATAGAAGGGGGTGTAATTGGTTATGATACTAATATGGAAACAGGTGGGATAGGCGCAAGAACACTTGGTATAGGATACGCAAGACAATATCAAAAAGATTCCGTCACCGTATCCATGAGAGCAGTGTCCGTATTAACAGGTGAAGTGTTATTAAACGTTCAGACACGTAAGACTGTTTTGTCTTATGGGTCTTCAGGTGATGTGTTCCGATTTATAGAACAAGGAACTCAATTAATAGAATATGAGAACGGTGTGGGAAATAATGAAAGTGTGACATACGCAGTACGAACAGCGATTGAAGCTGCAGTACTGGAATTAATAAACCAAGGACACGATAGAGGTTTTTGGGAAATAGAAGGAAAAAACGAAAATGAATAAAATACTTTCTTTAGTATTACTAATGTCGACAGCTTTTGTTTTCGCACAATCCACTGATGATAATGAAATTAAAATCACTCAAACTGGTGACACACTTAGTTTGACAATAGACCAAATTGGTTTTGGAAACAAGGTAGGTGGTGATGATGGTAGTTCAGGAAGTTTATCTTCCATGACAATTACTGGTTCTTCACTTACTTTTGATTTAGATTTCACTGGAAATAACAACGTTCTTTTCGGGCCTGTAATCGCAGATAGTTCAAGTTATACACTTGACTTTACTGGTGATTCAAACTCAATTGATTGGAACATTGGTTATATCGGCAGTTCGGATTCTTCAAACTATAACTTTGATGTCACTGGTGATTCAAACACCTTTGATTTAGACCAAGGTTATGCTTTTAGTGCAGAAAGATTAGATGCAGATTTGATTCTAATTGGTAATTCAAATGTATTTGATATCGATTGGGAGAGTGATGATATTGTATGGAATTTCGAGGTGACTGGAGATTCAAATAATATTAACACATTGCAAAACGATGAAGCACATTCACTTACAGTTGATTTGACTGGTGATAGTGCAGACGTAGATATCACACAAATATCAGGTACTTGTCCATCAGGTGCTACAGGATGTTCAAGTCCTGCAGGTATTATTGTGTTAGATGTCACATCAGACAATGCAACAATTCAAATTAATCAAAAAGATTCAGCTAACGATTCTTAGTATATCATTGGTGGGGTTGGTTAACGCCGACCCCATAGGTGATGTCACTGAATTTACAGGTATAGGAACACTTGTAAGAGAAAATAGTGATACTGAAATCTCAACGGGAAGTGAGGTTCTTCTTTACGATGAAGCACGAACTGGAAACGGTAGAATGCTCATCGAATTTTTAGATGAAGAAAAACTTTCATTAACCGAACACTCAATCGTCTATATTGACGAAGCATATTATGACCCCGACCCATCGTTATCAAAAATGTCGATACGAATGGCACGTGGAACAGCGAGATTTGCATCAGGAACAGGTGCAAGAATAAACAAAGCGAATATAAACGTAGAGACACCTACTGCACAAATTACGATTCGTGGAACAGATTTTACAACCACAATCGATGAACTGGGTAGAACACTTGTAGTGTTATTGCCTGATGAAGATGGAGTGACACCTTCAGGTGAAATAGATGTCGAAAACGAAGGTGGAAAGATTACACTTAATAAAGCATTTGAGGCGACTATGGTATCCTCAGTTGAGACACCACCAACACAAAGTGTGGTGATTAATAATATTACAACATCTATGATTGATAATATGTTTATTGTCAATCCACCCGAAGAGGTGAAAATCGCAATGGAAGAAGAAGCGATGAATGACCTCGACCAAGACCAAGGGATATTGGATGTTGACTTTTTAGAATTTAACGAATTGGAAAGTGATGCACTTGCAGACACTACTGAAGACTTAGAGTTTTCAGAGTTAGACATCGATTTATTAGATGTAGATTTCCTTGTAGACTTATTAGATGTCGTAGAGGAATTAGAAAGGACAACAGTTAAATTTGGAGATGCACAAAAGAAAGGTGAAACAGGAGACTTCGACCTTCAAGGTGCAACAATAGGATTTAACAAAGATTCACAATATAATGTATTTGTCCAAGACGGAGATTTATATCTCTACAGAAACGTAAACGGAGTGATTGAGATAATCATTGCACAAGGTGGAAGTGGTTTCGTTTCGACTGCTGTTGAAGGATACGAGGGTGTTATCGAGTTTGGTAATGGTGACCCAAGTATTCAAATTTATATTACCCAGCAGAACTAAATAGGAGAATATATGTTAAATAAACTATATAACTGGCACCGTGACTATTCGTATAAATGGATAGACATACTAAAACTGGATTCATACGAAGTCGCATGGATAGGTTTTGGTAAAGGTGTCTTATTAGTGTTAATATTACAATGGATATTTTAAAGAAAATACAATTGACAATCATAGGGGTGTTATGCATCCCTATGACCTATGCAGATGATAACGAGATAAACATTCCGAATGTTTCGGGTAATGATATTGAAATAAAAATTAATCAAGTGGGATACGCAAACACTATTCAATGTTATCAAACATCTTCATGCTACACCAACCTACCTGGCGGTGAACTCAACTTAGTTCAATACAATGATTCAGGAACAATAAACAAAATAGAACTATGGCATCTTGAAGGACAAGATAATATTATCCGTTGGGGTCAAGGTGTTGCATGGGACAATGCAACAAGTAGTACCTACTCTTATGACGGTCAAGAGGGTGGTGGACATTATGCAAGATTAGACGTACACGGAGATTACAATCATTTACAAGGACATCAAACAAATGCAGGAAGTACCAGCGGTCACACATTCACAAGTCTTATTTTTAGTGATTATAATGATATTTGGGTAAGACAACAATATAACGGTGCAAAGACAATCAATCTAACAACATACAATGATGGTAATGATATCACATTACGTCAAAAAGGTTCATGGGCAACTCACGTTGCAAACATTACATTATCAGGAACCGACCCAACCACACTTAATCTATTACAACAAGGCACTACAACACAATCATATTCACTTTCACAAAACTGTGCTACAGTGGGTGGTTGTTCAGTATCAGTCACACAAGGAAATTAAAATAAAAAAATTTAGTGATGTTTAATAATTGGTATGTTAAAAGAGTCGAAAGGTCAGACGTTAAAGACTTCATAGAAACACACCACTATTCAAAATCAATCAATGGATGTATTGCAGACTATTGTTATGCATTATATCATCGTGATGAAATGAAAGGTGCAATGTTCTATGGTAGATTTGCAATGGTAAATCAGTGGATGAAATACGGTGAGTGTAAAGAAGACGTAATCGAACTCAGAAGATTATGTTGTATCGATGACACTCCAAAGAACACTGAAAGTTTTTTTATTGGTGCTTCCCTTAGACTTCTTAAAAAAGATTGGGGTGGTAAAACAGTAGTCAGTTATGCAGACACCGAATACGGACACGAAGGAATCATCTACAAAGCAACCAACTTTGAGAAAGTTGGTATAACAAAGTATGACAAAGTAATCATACACGATGGTAAAAGATATCACGACAAAACAATCAGAACAAAAGATGCACACGGAAATCTAAAACCCTTTGCACAAAAGATTAAAAATGCACTAGAAGAAGGAACTGCACACTTCCATAAAACAAAAGGGAAGAACGTTTACGTGTATAAATACTAGTATGGCATATAGTAAAAAAGTAATCGATAGATTCGAAGGTGTTCTCAATGCACCTGAACAATTCTCAGTTGGTAGATTCGACCCCAACGACCCAAACGTTGCAACAGGAATGACGGGTGCGCCTGCATGTGGTGATGTCATGAAACTGCAACTCAAACTTGACGAAAACGAGATGATAGTAGATGTCAAATTTAAAACCTATGGATGTGGAAGTGCAATTGCAAGTAGTTCGTTGTTCGTTGATTTACTCAAAGGTAAAACGATTACAGAAGCAAAACAAATTAAAGATAAAGAGATTGCAGAAATCCTTGAATTACCTCCAATCAAATTACATTGTTCAGTCCTCGCAGAAGACTCAATTAAAAGAGCAATAGAGGATTGGGAATCAAAACGTGTATAACTGGAAAACCGTTCTAGTCACTATTGGTGTTCTAGTCGGTCTCAAAATATGGTCACCTTATATTGTAGAAAACATCAAGTGGTCTTGGTTTGATTTCCTACACCAACAACAAGAACAGATTCATGTTCAAGATATTGTCTTAGTAGACATAGATGAAAAATCATTAGAGACTTATGGTCAGTATCCATGGCCTAGAGATATCTATCGTGATTTATTATTGAACACTGATTACACTAACACTCATGTGTTTAGTATTCTATTTGCAGAACCCGATAGATTTGGTGGAGATGAATCATTCGCAGAAGGACTCATCAATAGATTATCAATCTTATCTTCATCTCCTACAACGCAAACGCAGAAAGGTTCTGCTCCATTTGTAAGGACAAGTGTATTTGGTGGTGGAGATATCAAAGATTCAGTATGGCAATTCTCAGGTATTGCATCTCCAATCGATATATTACAGAACAATACTTACGGTGTTGGAGTAAGTGTATCAACACCAAGTGTATCAGGAACACCAAACTTTGATGGAACAGTTCGTTCTGCACCATTACTCGTATACGCAAACGAACAAGTTTATCCGTCTCTTGCACTTGAAACACTTCGTGCATATTATGACCAACCAAATTATCAAACACGTGTGACTCCTGAAACAGGAATAGAATGGGTTAGAATGGGTAGAGAAAAACCTATTGTCACCACTCCAACAAGTGATGTAATGATATCCTACTGGCACCACTTCGATAGAATTAGTGCATCGGACTTACCTCAATCAGAACTTAATAATAAGATTCTGATTTGGGGTTTGACTGCAGAGGGATTGAATAATCCAGTTTCAACCCCAGTGGGTGTAATGTATCCCCACGAAGTTCAAGCCTCAATTCTCCAAACCGTCTTGCAAGAAGTTCGTATACAACAATCCTACTATCTTGAATTGCTAGAGATTGTTCTTCTTGTGTCAGTTCTTTTATTGATACTTCTGATGGTCTACAAACTTCCCACAGCTCTTGCGGCGATAGTGAGTCTATTGTTTGTAAGTATACAGGTAGGGGTGGGTTATTACGTATGGATTTCGCAACTCGTTCTTTTCGATACCTTCTTTTCATCGATATCCTCCTTATTAGTTTTCGGTCACGCATCATTTAATCAATACTATACGACTTATCAACTCAAGGAACAAATTAGAAAACAGTTCCAAAAGTATTTATCTCCCGACATGGTTGACCAACTCGCAGAAAATCCTGAACTATTGAGATTAGGTGGAGAGAGAAAGGAAATGACATTCATGTTCATGGACATATGTGGATTCACTCCAATCAGCGAACACTATAAAAACAATGACGACCCCGAAGGATTAGTTGAACTAATAAACAAGTTTCTTGACATGCAAACAAAGATAATCCTAAATAATAGTGGAACAATCGACAAATACATGGGTGATTGTATTATGAGTTTTTGGAACGCCCCCTTAGATTGTCCTAATCATGCTGAACTAGCAGTTAAATCTGCAATAGAAGTATTAGATGCAACCAAGAAACTCAATGAAGAACTCAAACCCCTCAACCTTCCTCCTATCAATGTTGGTATTGGTATCTCTACAGGTGAGTGCATCGTTGGAAACATGGGGTCAGAAGTTAGATTTGACTATTCCGTCATTGGAGATGCCGTCAACCTCGGTGCTAGACTCGAGGGACAAACAAGAAATTATGATGGGGTGGACGTGTTGTTATCAGAAGAAACATATCGACAGTGTCCGTCTAGAGCATTCACTGAAGTCGACAGAATACTGGTTAAAGGTAAATCAGAGAAAGTTCGAATATTTACCCCAATGGGAACTAGTTGACCCACCTTCTACAGGTGATTGGGTAGTTTTCACCACATTACAATTACTAGATGTTTTAACAACAATTCGAGGTTTAGAATATGATTGTGTTAGAGAATCAAATCCATTATTTGGTGAGAAACCAACACCTGAAAGGTTATTTTTCTACAAAGTAGGATTATTAACACCAGCACTAGAATACGATAGAAAACATGGTAATTTAAACGCCGCATCTATTCAATCTACTAATAAATTTATGACATTGGTTATTGGTAATAATCTAAACGTAATTCAAAGAGCAAAAAATAGATGTAAAAAAAGATAACTTTTTTTTAAAAAACCCCTTGAAAAAAACATAAAAGACCCTATATAATAATAGTAGGAGAGAACTTCAAAAGAGCTCGGATATGAAATACTATCTTAAAAAGAGCTCGGTTCTCGACTACACCTAATGCTCATAAGAGGTTAGGAATATAAACTTGCTTAATAAAGGAGAAATTATGACTCACTTAGATATATTTGGTCAATTCAGACCGCTCACAATTGGATTTGATAGATACTTTGACGAACTCAATCGTCTATCCAGTCACACACAAACTAACTACCCACCTTACAACATTGTAAAGGAAGATGCAGAGAACTTTTGTATTGAACTTGCAGTTGCAGGATTCAGTAAAAAAGATATTGATATCACTAAAGAAAAAAATGTCTTAACTATCGAAGGTAAAATTGACGAAGACTCAAAAGATTTTGTTCACAAAGGACTTGCATCTAGAGCCTTCAAAAGAAGTTTTACACTTGCAGACGATGTTGAAGTCAAGGGTGCAGACATGGTAGATGGTATTCTACACGTCAAATTGATTAGAGTTATTCCTGAAGAGGATAAACCAGTATCAATTAAAATTAAATAAAAAACC